CCGCCGGCCCGGTGCCGGCGGCGGTGGGTTTGTCGGGGTCGGTTACGCCGCGCCCTTCGACTTCACGCCGCACAGGTATTCGGCCTGATTGGCGTAAAAGTCGTGGAAGCCGCGGAACTGCACGCCGAGCGTGTCGAAGTCCGCCTCGGCCGTGTCGATCGTCGGGTTCTGTTGGCCGTTCAGGAACGAGACGTACATCATCGCCAGGTCGGCCGGGTTCCGCATGAGGTACCACGCGGTCGTCGAGTACCCGGTGAACGCCGAGTCCGACAGCCACGTCACGACGACCGGTCGATACTGGTTGGTGTAAATGTTCACGTCGGACGCCTTCACCGACGTCCCGTTGTTGGCGATGTAAAGGACGCGGGCGATCGCTTCCAACTCCGGCGGGACCAGCAGGACTTCCGGATTGCCGCCGACCCGCTTCGCCCCGTCGGCCGACGGGCTGGTCATCCCCCGGAACGCCTTGACGCCGAGCCCTAGCCCGACGCCGTCGGTGCCGAGGTTGGTCGTCGCGCCGCTGATGTAATTCGTGCGGGCGGCGGTGAAGAATGTCGAATGGTCCGCCAGCATGTTCGTCCAGAACAGGTTGTTGAACTTCTTCTTCGCTCCCCGGCCGAGCCGGGTCCGAAGGTCCTGGAACGCGCCGAGGTCGTCGTTGATAATGGCCTGCCGGGTGAGGGCGAACATCTTCGCGTACGTCTTGAGCGTCGCGGTGAAACTCTCCTCGGCGGTCGACCCGTGCTTGATTTTCCCGTCCGGCCCGACCTCCTCGTACTCCATGTTGTCGAGCATGCGGTAGAAGGTCCGCGTCTGGAAGTTGCCCGCCGGGACGACCCGGGAAATCTCCCGCCAGGACTCGTCGCCTTCCATGTACCCGGCGAGCAACTCCTTATTCGCGACGTTCCCGAGAATCCCCGGCAGGCTGACGGTCGACGTCGCGGCCGCCCGCTCGATGTTCGTCCGGCCCTTGCCCGACGGCAAAACGGCGTGCAGAACGTCGGCCAAGTTGCTCTGCGTGATCTTTTCGCCCGGCGAGCACGGGTAACCCGCCTCGGCCGCGGCCATGAGGAAGACCTGTTGCAGTCCGATGCCGCGGTGATGCGAGTGGGCCGCCTCGAGGACTTCGGCCTTGTACTCCTTCTCGAGGTTCCGGCTGCCGAGGCTCATCCGCACGGCCGCCTCGAGCACGGCGTTCGGGCTGACCCCGTCGGCGTACTTCCGGGTCCCGCCGATGTTGAAATGGGCCGGGTTGGCGGTCCGTACGGGGCTCGACTTGAGGTCGGCCTTCATCGCCGCCAGTTCGGTCTTCTCGACCGACCAGCCTTGTTCGATCGCGTCGGCCGCGATGTCGGGGTGTTTCGCGGCCACCTTGTAGATTCCGGCGATACGCCGAAGGTCGGCGGCCGCGGCAACCCGCTGGGCCTTGAGGGTGTCGTCGCCCGCCTCGGTCGCCCCGGCGGTCGGGATCTCGGTCTCGGTCATGGCACTACTCCGCTGGGGTCCCGGGCCCGCGGCCCGTGAATCCGTCCGTTTCTGCCGGCGGGCCTCCGCGGCCAACGCGGTCACCGTCTGGTCGAACGACTGAATCCCGTCGATGAGCTTGAGGCGGATCGCCTCTTGCGCCCCGAACACGCCCCCGGTCTTCACGGCTTCGAGTTGTTTGTCCGTCAGACCCCGGCCCTTTTGGACCGCGGCGTCGAAGGACTTCTGGGCCTCGTCCACCCGTTGCTGGAAGTGCTGTTGATGCTCGTCGGTCACGACCGTACCGGGAATGCCGGCGCCCTTGAGCGGGCCGGTCTTGAAGACGTGGACCTTGACCCCGTCGTTCGCGGCCGCTTCGCTCTCGTCGTACACGGCCAGCACCGTGCCGATGCACCCGACTTCGCAGGTGAGGTTGTTCGCGAAAATCTTGTCGGCCTGCGAGGCGGCGGCGTAGGCGGCGCTCGCCCCCAGGTCTTCGATCTGGGCCCACACCGGCTTCGACTTGGCGGCGGCTTTGACATCGGCCGCGAGATCGAACGTGCCGGCCACGGTCCCGCCCGGACTTTCGATCGCCAGGAGGATCGCGTCGACTTCGGGATCGGCCGCGGCCTTGCGGAGTGCCCGGCGGGCCTCGATGGTCGACGTCCCCTGTTCCATGCTGGGGATCGACTTCATCAACACGCCGGTCAGCATGATGACCGCGATGCCCTGCTTGCCTTCCCGCTGGACCGAATAGCTGGGGTCGACCGCCTTCCGCTCGGCCCGCGCAATGTGCGAGACGAGGTCGGTCTGACGGACGCGGGTGAGGAGGCGGTACCCCGCCGTCTCTTCAATCCCCCACGCCCCGCACCAGTCGGTGAGGCGGGAGAAGGCCGGCACGTGCAGGAGGTCAGGCCGCATTCGCGGGTTCCTCCTGATTTTCCTTGCTCGTATTCTCCCGGGACGGTTCGACCGGCCGTTCGTAGGCGTCGAGTTCCGAGACGATTCGACCGATCGTTTCGGCGTCCATCATCGGGAAGACAGACTTGAGCGTGTCCTCGGTGGCCGTGGCCGGCCATTGCTTCATGCCCAACTTGTCACAGACGAGAACGAACGACGCGATCTGGGCACCGTTCAACGCGGTCGCCTGGACGTCGGCCGCCGCGGCGGCCAATTTGGTGGCCGCGCCGGCCGGGGCTTGATCGTCCGGGTTCGCCGGATCGACCGTCTCACGCGGGCCGCGGACGAGGTCCCCGTTGATATCGGTCGAGACCGTCGGCGCGGCCAACCCGGATGCCCACGGCGGCAGCGACAGGTTGTATTCCCGATACAAGTCGAGATCGTGCTTGCGCTGTTGCAACAGCGCCCTGGCGGTAGTCCCGTCCCGGGCCGCGATCCCGCTCAGTGTGTCCGACCCGTTCGTGAGGTTGAGTTCGTCGCCCGTCGCGTCCTTCACCGGGTCGGACGTGGGCTTGGCGTCGTAGTGCCAGACGTGTTTCAGGTCCCAGAACTTGCCCTGGTACGCGGCGAGTCGGGGGATCACGAACCGGGCGAAGTCGCACCACTTCCAGAACAGCGGGTCACTGACCTTCGCCTCGATCTCCTGCCGCTCGACGTCGCGGTCGTGCCAGTACGGGGCGTCGTCCATCCGGCCGGACGAATAGTTGTAAGCCGAGTGGTCACCGGCGATCTTGCCGAACGGGACGTTCAGAGGCCGACCGCACTCGCGGAGCTTCGCCTCGACGAACATCTTGTAATTTGTCGTCGGCTGTTCGGGTTTGAACTGCTCGACTTTCCGCCCGGCGGGCAGGGTGACAAGCATCCCGCGGACGAGTTCGATCAGGTCGAACGTCTTCACGTCGGCGTCGGCCGATCCGTCTTCGGCCGGCATGTCGCTCGTCATCACGCCCGCGAGCATGGCCGCGACTTCCGCCGCCGTGAGCGTGGCCTTCGTAAACCGGCGGAGTTGGGCGAAGATGTCGAGGACGGGAGCGAGTGGCGTCACGCCCCGGAGTTGGCCCGGCCGTTCCGGCTGGAACCAGTGCAGGACGTTTTCGACCGACACCCGGTCGGGGGTGAGACCGGCGGAGTACGCCCGGTTGTCGCCCGGGTGGAATCGAAGGATCTTGTACGCCTCGACGTCGCCGTCGTCGTCGCACACGATCCCGTCGTCGCCGGTAGTCTGGAACAGGCCGCCCGCGAACCCGTCCGTCACCTGGTCGGGTTCGATCAGCCGGACGTCCAGCGTAATCGGATAGCCTTGTTTTTCCAGCCGTTTCGAGTCTCGGAAGACGCCGAAGCACTCGCCGGCCACGTACTTCGTCCCGCACAACACCCGGAGCGACAGCGGCCAATTCGTCGCGCACGACCACAACCGCCACTGGTCTTCGATCGCCTCGTTCAATTTCGGGTCGTCCGTCAGCATTTGCAGCCGCGGGCCGGTGCCGACAGTATCGGTGACGAGCGTGCGGATCAGGCCCGCGGCGTACCCGTTGTTCTGGCACTCGTACCGCGACCGGTTGCGGAGCGTCCGGCGGACGGCCGGGGTGAGTTGGGCGACCGGGGCGAGGGAGTCGGCTTCCGCCCAGTGCTTCCGGTTCTCGTTCGTCGTCTTCGCCGCGTCGTACCCGGCCCGGCGGACGGGTTTTGGGGAGCCGCGGAAGAACCGGCCGAGGAGGGACATTAGATTCCCCCCGGCAACACAGCTTGGGCCGCCCGCATTCCGCCCCACCCGGACCGACTCCCGCCTTGGGCGTTCGTTGACCCGGCCGCCGCCTTCTCGGCGAGGTACTTGTCGGCGAGGATGCGATCAGCGACGGTCTTATCGACGACGGTCAGCCCATCGACGGTCGCGCTGGCGGGGTCGTTGGCTGCTTGCTCGATTTGGTCGGACAAGTCCGGCACGGTAAACGACCTGTGGGGGATACGTTTACCATTGGCGAAAGGGCGATCCGTCTACTAGCCTCAAAGGGCTCGGATTGGGACCGGTGTACTACGTCGTAGCACACGCGTTCGGCGGGCGGGTTCGGCGGGTTTTCGTGAACCGCTCTTCGGTCACCCGGCGGCGGCCGCACATGGAGCACCGGAGGTACCGGACGACCAGTCCGTTCGATACGCGGCGGACGGTCACGACGTGAAGGCGGACCCCGACGCACGATTCGCAAGTGAAACCGCGGATCTTCTTCGGCGGTGTGGACATGGGTGAATCCTTTCGGGTCACGCGACTGTTCGTTGACTCCGCGTGTTCAGCGGTCCTCGTTCGCGGGCGAGCCGTTGGGCCTCGACGACGTTGATCGGCGGCGGCTTCGGCTTCTTCGGCTCGATCGGTCCCCCGCTCGACGACCACGCCACGCCCAACACGCTCGCCCCGACGCAGCACCCGACCAGACAGTCGAGCCAATCGTTGTCCGGCCGACCCGGCTTCTTCTGCCACTCGTCGACCGTCCGCCCGTCGGCCGTCGCCCGCACCGGGAACTCCGCGGCCAGGTGGTTCCCGAGCGGCCCGTGGACCGCCGGGTCCCCGCCGAACACCGTCAGCGCCCCCGGCGTGCCCATCGGGCTCCGGCACCGCTCGGCGACGAAGGTCTTCCAGAAGTTCGCGTCGAACAATACCTCCCGGCCGTACTTTACACCGGCCGCCTTCAGCATCCACCCGTCGCCCCTTCGATCGCCCGGCCCCGGCTTCCACTGGTTGAACGGGGCCTTCGTCGCCCCGACGTACCTCCCGCGGCTCGCCCGGATCGTCGCCCGGTGCGGACTCTCCCGGCAGAACTGGTGAATCGTACCGGCCATCGGCCCCCAGCCCGCGTCGACGAGGCAGAGGTCGACCCGCATCGCCTCGGTCCCGTCGGCCCGGGGATAGCTCCGGCCGAGGACGAGGTCCGTCGCGGCCCGGAGTCCCGTGTAGACTCGGGCCTCGAGTGCGAGGTTCTTTCCGCGGTACACGTCCGACAGCGACGGCCGGGGGTCGGTGCTGTTGAACCACACGCTCGCCTGGTCGGGAAACGTCCCGTAGTCGATAACCGCCGGGCCGAACCGTTCGTCGAACCCCACGACCATCCAGCACATTAGCTCCTGGTTCGGGTCAACGAACGCCGTCAGCCGCGAGCACCCGGCCGGGACCGTGCCGCGGTCGATTTGGTTCCCCTTCGCCGCGACGACCGTCGGATCGATCGGCTCGGCGCCGTCCGTCGGAACCTCGGGTTGCGGATCGTTCTGGTACTCGGCGAAAAACGTCTTCGGGTCGAGCAGGTACAGGTCCATCGCGTATTGGATCGCCGAGAGTTGGTCCGGCTCGAATCTCGCCGGCCAACTCGACACCGCGTCCCGGTCCATGTCCTCCCGGTTCGCCGCGTAGAACGCGTTCGCCTTCTCCCGGGTCGGCGGCCTCTCCCTCAACCCGTCCCGCAAGAGGTCGCCGTACCGCTCCCAGAGGTCCATCCGGTCCGGCATCACCCGCAACAACTTCGACCGCTCGCCCTCCCACTCGGGGTGTGCCCCGCGGTCGAGGATGACGTCGGCCGCGTCGCCCCGGCGGATGACCGTACACAACGCCACCGCCGCGATCTTCACCCCGGGGCCGGCGAGTCCCATGACCGCCCCGGCCATCACCCGTTCCCGGGTCACGCATTGAGCGGGCGAACGGGCCGACTCGTCGGTCTGGAAGTCGTCGATCAGCACGAAGTCCGGCCGCCACTTCCCGCCGTCGGGCGACGGGACCGCCTTCCCGCGGATCGCCGCCTCGATCCCGTCGGCCTCGATACACGCCCACGACGACGCGGCCCCGGGGATGAGCGGGAACCGCACCCGCTTCGGTGACCATTCGATCCGCGTTCGCTTCCCGTTCAGCGTCTGCCCGGCCACCCGGTTGTTGATCCCTTGTAACCGCCGCACGGGGTAACAGATTTCCGGGAAGTCCTCGGCCAGCAGGTCGTTCGTCTCGATCTCGTTCTTGATCGAACCGAGACTGAGCTTCGCCTTTTCTTCGCTCGCCTGGATCAGGGGCACGTAGTGACGATGACCGAACCCCGCGCCCCACACGACCGCGGGCTCCGCGATCGTCGTCTTGCCCGTCCCCCGCGGGTGGGCCCGGGCCGACCGGCCGCCGTGCAGGATCTTCCGCTCCAACTCACCGATCATGTCGAGCTGGTCGTCGCCCCACGCAAGCGTAAACCGGGCCGCGAAATAGGTCTCAAGGAAAAGCCGAAGATCGTACCGACACGCCTCTTTCCGCTTTGGATCGACGACATTGGGAAGCGGGCCGATTTCACGTCCGGCCGCCGACCGCTCCCGGCTGATTTCCGCCTGGCCCGCCCTGTACGTGTCGTACCCGGACGACGCCGACCGCGGGGCGGGAACGGATACCGGCTTCGGGGGAGGGGAGGGTTTTGGATTCGACTTGGGGGACACGACCGCCGGCCGGCGTTTCGCGACCGGCTTCGGCTTCGGCTTCACCTTCGATTTTCCGACCGGCTTCCGTGCCGGTTTCGACTTCGGGCGGACTGGCATCCGGGCCTCAGACGACGTCGTGTCCCTTTGTT